TGGAACACGCAGGAGGTGGCGGAAGCGACATTCGCAAAGGCGTGTGAAGAATGGGGGTTAATAGAGTATGAGCGTGGGCATGAGAATGGGGTATTAGACGCAGAGTAAAAGGGTTTTATGGAACTATTGGAGGAGCATCCAGTATTGTGGTTACCGTTATTGGGGGAGATGGCGGGGTTGGGTGAGGTGGAGGTAAACGGGTATTTAGAGGCGCGGTGTGATGCGATAGAGAGGGAGCGGGTGGATCCGTTGCGGTATGGGTTTAGGCCGGAGGTATGGGATGTGTGCGATGATTTGTTGCGGGGTGGGGTGAGAGTGGTGTTGGACTGTACGCGCTTAGGGAGGTTGGGGGTAAAGGGGGATCCGGTGCCGGTTGAGATGCGTGGGGAGAGTATATTGTGGATAGCTGGGAGTCAGAGGTCGAGTAAGACGGAGTATGCTGGGCGCAAGTGTGTGGAGGTGCTTGTGAGCGGGAAGCGGACGCGTGGGTGGAGTTTTGCGGACAACGCGACGAAGAGTCGGGCGCAGCAGCAGCCTGTGGTATGGAAGTATTTGCCTTTTGAGCTGCGGCGGATGTGTGAGCGGAGCGGGAAATGGCGGAGTGGGAGTGAGACCAATGTGGGGTATAATTTGAAGACTGGGTTTACGGATGACAGTCTGGCGATTTTTGGGTCGAGTCATTGGTTTAAGAACTACGAGCAGGACATTGGGCAGGTGGAGGGGGACCAGTTGGACATCATCTGGCTGGATGAGTTGCGGAATTTGGAGTTACTGAAAACGCTGCGGTTTCGGATGGGGGACAGGGGGGGGCTGATCATAGCGACGTTCACTAGTATTTCGGAGAAGTTTAGCGCGATAGACAGGGAGTTTAACCAGGGGAGCACGACGCTCTTGGAGGTGGAGGCGCCGCTGTTGCCGGTACGCGGGCGGGATGGGAATGAGACCGGGCAGTATGAGAAGGTGCCGCGGATAAAGAGGGCCGGGAGTGGGAGTGACGGGGATTTGCGGGCTAACATAGTTTATTTTCATATAACGGACAATCCGTATTACGGGTGGGAAGCGCGGCGACCTAACGAGCAAAAGAGCGGGGCGCAACGTTTTTACGAGCTCTTGAAGGGAGCGCCGCGGGAGAAGGTGCTTTCGCGGGCGTATGGGATCTTGACTACCGGGGCGGCACAGGCGTTTCCTCTCTTCAGGGAGGCGGTGCACGTGGTAAAGGCGGGGGCGGTGCCGCCGGGCAGTGTGAAAGGCCGCTTTGGGGAGAAAGTGGGTGTAGCGACAAATTACATGGTCTTAGATCCGTGCAGTGGGCGCAACTGGGCGTTTGTGTGGATTCGGGTGACACGGGATGAGAGGTGGTGGGTGTACCGTGAATGGCCGACTCACGGGCACGTGGGCGCGTATATTCAGGGGGTAGGCGACCCCGGGCCGTGGGCTTGTCCGAGTAGCGAGAAGATGGACGGGGAGAAGGGTCCGGCGCAAACGCCCTTCGGGTTTGGGCTTTTGCGTTACCGCCAAGAGATCGCGCAGGCGGAAGGCGAGGAGGAGATATTTGAGAGGTGGATAGACTCGCGTTATGGGGCCAGTCCGACCACGCAGTACGAGGGGAACACGACGTTGATAGAGCAGTTGGAGGGACTGGGTTTAAGTTTTCTGGCGGCGAGCGGGAAGTCGATTAAAGAGGGGATCGACCTGATAAACGATAAATTGTATTACGACGAGGGGACAAAGATTGGGGAGTTTAGCAAGGATCTGGCTCGGGTTAACGTGCCGCAGCTAATGGTGAGCGAGAACTGTCCCAACACGATCTTTGCCTTGAAAGAGTGGACGGGGAAAGACGGGGAGCAGGGGGCCTGCAAGGACTTTGTTGATCTGCTGCGCTATGCGCTTCTGGCGCGGTTGAGTTATGTTGGCGAGGATTCGTATGTATGGCGGAAACTTGCCTAAAAAAAGGAGTAGTGATGAAACTACGAGTTGCCAAATGGTAGATAGGACGCAACGCAAAAAATGTAACTGAGATAGCCTTCTTCTACCAAGGGGGCGAGTAATCGCTGCTCCTTTCTTTAGGCATGAAACCCGAGCGTGCAAGGAAGCCGATACAATTTTTCTGTGGGACTCTCCCGTGGAAGCAACTTCGGTCCTACCCTGACATTGGGGACTATCAATGTAACGCGGACAATTCGCCTGCGGTGATTGGCGCTGCGGATACCGGCAACGACATATCAAACTGCGCGATCTTGGTTCACGAAATTGTGGAATCGTTTTTAAATTTTCTGCACGGGGTGAAGGAGGAGGACATAACGCTCTTTGACAAAAAGTGGTTCGCGGAAGAAGCGGCGGGGGTAAAGCATTTGCAGGAGGGGCCGGGGGACGATCCTTTAGCCCCGTACCACACCTGGCACCTGGTCGCTACCCGATTCGAGCGGGAGTTTATCGAGCAAGCAGGAATGTCGTGGGCTGAACACGAGGAGAACTGCTCTCGTGTGTACCGGAACAGTTATTAACTTGACATGACCACTTGTACTGTATAGCAATTCTTTCATGGCTGGCGGCAGCGGCAACATGGCTTTAAGCAGCCTCTTCCCCGGGATGGGGCAGTTGGGGTTGACCGGGAACGCGCCGTTTGAAATTCGCGGCCCATTGGCGAGGAACCAGTATAGCGGGTTTAGCGGGGGCACGCCTGCCCAAGGCGATGGATGGAATCTGGCAGGTTCAATACAAAGCAGCGATCCGGGGGCGCTTACGGCAATCAAGGCCCCCGGTTTTACGCCTGCTGGTGTCTCGCGTAACAACGATCCCATGATGCACAGGGCGATGATGAGGCGCAGAGCGCCGATGATGCGCCGCCGGTTCCCTGTGGCAGACCCGGCCCAGTACATGGGCAGGATGCGCTACTAGTAGAGGCTTATGGGCGGGGGCCAAAGTCTTACCGGCGGTCAAACCACGGGGCAAAACCAGCAGTCACAGCAGCAGTTTGACCAGAACCTCATCATGCAGCAAATGCTGGCACAGATTCAGCAGTCGCAGGCTGGGTCGCAGATCGGGATACCGCCGTCGCAGATGCAATCGATGTACGGTTCGGGTCCGCAGGCGAGTTACGACCCGTGGAGTTACGGCGGGGGCGGCGGCTATGGCTAAGCTTGCCGATCATCCACTGTACGGCAACGAGGGACTGGTCAAAGAACTCAGCGAGTGGCTTCTTTCCCACGGGCACACCGTGTTGCAGATGTTCCAGTTTGGAGGGGACGAGAAAGAGCATTCGCTTAAGCTTTTGGAGATGCTCGATGTACGCCGGGTGGAAACCGTGCTCTCGCTGGGGTGCGGCATTGGCGGGATGGAAGCCTATTGGAAAAAGGAAGACCCCTATTTAAAATTTGATCTGGTCAACACTTCCACCGCGCAACTGGAAATGTGTTTGTGCGAAGGAAAACGGATATGCCATGATGCCGAGACCTATCAATACCGTGATGGGATCTACGATCTAGTGGTGATGGCGTATGTACTGGGGCATGTGGATGCAGAAAAGACCTTGAGAAACGCGCTGCGCAATACCGGGTTTGGCGGGTACTTGTTTATTTACGACGTGTTTGATGGAACCAAGCATTTCCGGGAAACGCTTTATTACAATACGCCGAAGCTCAAAGAGATGGAACGTTTCGGGGTGGAAAACGATTTGCGGTTTCTCCGGGTAATAGAAGGCGGGATACCGTTGTCCCGGTTAATGAAAAGTGAGGTGCCGTGGGCGGAAAAGGAATGCACTCCGGCGCTGTTTATCTTTGAGGTGTAAAACGTGATCTCACTTTGGAGGGGAGACGAAACTCTTGAACAAGCTGATGTTAAAGAGCCAGACCTTTCCTTACTCCTAAACGAGTTACGTCAGGCCCAGAGCGACGCCACCAACTACTATAACCGGATGGAAACAAGCCGTCTGTGGTGGCGCAGCGAATGGCGCGGACAAACCACCGATGGTCGGCAGCACTCGGACGAAATGGGAGAAGTTTTCCCGTGGGAAGGCGCCTACGACAGCCGTACACGAGTGGTGCAAACCCTGATCCGTGAGCATGTGAATTACGCGCTGTACGTGTTCTGGAACGCGAAGATCCAGGCGCGCAGCATCCGGCCGTTGACACAGGGTCGGCAAAAGAGCGTGGCGCAACGGATGTTGGAATGGCGGATCTACAACCACATGCAGAGCGAACTGATGCGGGAACTGCCGCTCTATTTCGGGTGGCGTTACGGATACGGGCTGGCGCTAATGTGGATAGAATGGGAGCAACAGCGGTTGGTGCAGAACTTTGACGTCAATCTGGCGACGCTCGACGATATCCTTACCGGGGGAAAGGCGCAGCAGGGACAAAGCATCATGCCGGAACTCCTGGATTTGTTTGCTGACCCCGAGAGAACAAAAGAAGCGCGGGATCTGATCAAGGGATTAAGTCCCCTTCTGTCCAACGGGGAAGCGGGCAAGATCGTGAAAGACCTGCGCGAAGTGCGCAGCGCCAAACTCCCCGTGAGCCATTTACTCTCGAACAAGCCCAAGTGGACGGCGCTGCGACCGGCAATAGATGTATTGATACCCAGCCAGGAAAGCAACATTCAGCAGGCCAGGTTTATTTCGTTGCGTGAACTGGTGACCGAGAGCGAGCTGACCGACCGGATCGGCACACACAATTACGACCCTGATTTTGTGGAAGAAGCGGTAAAGCACAAGGGGGAGTTTGCCGACTGGATGCAACAGACCCAGTGGAAGTACAGCGCCAGCGACAGCGATCGGGACATGATCGAACTGCACCACTTCTATTATAAGAGCATAGCAGAAAAGGAGGTGCCACGGGTTTACCGTACCGTGTTCAACGAGGCATCTATCGGGGGTCATAACCTGTATGCCACGCACGGGATGTTGGAATACGATCACGGGCAATACCCGTGCGTGGTCGGGCGCCGGACGTTTGAGCATCGCCCGATACTCTCCAGCCAGGGGATAGCGGAGGAAGCTTACACGGACGAGATGAACATCAAAACCCAGTTGGACGGGATTGGGAACCGGACAGACATCGTGCTCGCACCGCCGCTAATAGTGCCATCGACCAGGGTTGACGCGGTGCGAGGCACGTTCGGACCACGCGAGATCATGGGGGTAAACCGACCCAACGAAATCAACTGGATGCCGCTCCCTCCCTTTGACAATACGCCGCTGGAATTTATCCGCCTGGTGCAGGAGCGACTTGACCGGCGTTACCCCCTTTACAATCAGCAGAACAAAGAACTCTCACAGATTTACCGGATGCAGGAGGGCAAGGCGTTGCTCAACGAGATAGAACTAATCGTGGAACAGACCTTTCAGCTCATGCAACAGTACGAGACGGACGAGGAAGTGGCGCAGGTGGCGGGTCAAATGGAGCACCCCTTCCACGCCGATCCGCAGGCGATCCAGGGGAAACACGAGATAGTTGCAACGATAGATTTCCGAATGCTGGACGAGGATTTCGCGCAGAAGAAGCTGGACCTGATCGCCAAAGCCATGCCTTTTAAAGAAAGCCAGATGATGTTCAAGATGGCGGTGGAAGCGATTGATCCAGACGCCGCTGACGCGATTGCGCAGGATCAGATGAGTCCCAGTGCCCAGGAAAAAGAGAAGCGTTCGGTGCACGAGGATGTGAGTCAGATGATGAACGGGATTGAGCCGCCCATGCCTATGATGGCGAACCACCAACTGCATTTGCAGACCATCCAGCAAATCATGTCGCAACCCAACATGATGCAGCGGTTACAGGGTTTGCCCGACAGCCAGAAACTTATCCAGAACCGCGTGAAGTTTCATCAAAACCAGATCCAGCAGTTCCAGGCCAATCCACAGATTGGACGGGCACTGTCCACATCTGCCTTTCAACCCAAGCAACCGCCTGAACTGGCTTATTCCAGTCCCAGCCAACAACAATGAAAAAGAAAACACACGCTGACGAACAGCCCGAAACGCAACCCAAACCGCAACCTGATCCTACGCCGCCCCCGCAAACGCAGCCCATGAAAAATCCGGGAAAACCGATCGTTTTCCACCCCGGCACTGATCCCGTGCCGGTTCCCAACACGGTGATCCAGCATCCGCTGTACAGCGATCCGCAGGCCGCGAAGCCTATATAATAGTTAGGGGGGGTGAACTAATGCCTAAAACCAAAAGAGGAATGCAGATCCAGCGTGAGTTTCAAAGGGAATACGGTGCAAAAAAAGGAAAATCAGTAATGTATGCAACGGCTCAGAAACGCGGTGGGAAGTTATTTTTCGAGATTCATGGGAGGAGCAAGAGCAAGCGACGCCGGTAAGAAAGTCAGCCTCGTCAACTTAACCACCCTGCCCATAGGTGATGCCGAGCTTAGAACCGCGTTTGCCGTTAGTGAGAGTGTCCTGTGGTGGCGAGCCCTTATGCAGACTCTCGAAGTTCGCCGTCAGGAGTGTGTCGATGCCGCGGGAGCTGCGGTGCGCGAGAACAAGGATTTGAAAGCGGCAGGATTCGTTTATGCTGCCGTTGTGCTGGGGGATGTAATTGCTGATTTGCAGAGACTAAGGAAGTGGAGCGTGAGCGAATGACATCATCATTCAAACTGGTCGAAGCAATCAATTTTATACTCCACCTTTGGTACGCTCTTGGTCTCGCCTTTATCGTTCTCCTTCTTTACCAGATCAACCAAAAGTGATAACTGATACCCGATGACCGAATTGCCATATCCCCCTGCTGGGGGTTCAGGGCCTGGTGGGAGTTTCAAAGGTTGGGAAAAGATCACGACCCCGCTTGTTTTTTACGATCCTGATACCCCTCCGGGAGACGAGCCGTGGACCCCGGTGCCGCCAAACGAGCGCACTATTGGGATTTCAGGCGAACCCGACCGGGATCTGGGAAGCGAAGTGGAAATTTAAACACAAGCGAACTCTCCAAAGTGTTTCTTGGCAGCTTCTCGATAAGCAGTTGCCGCAGCAGTAAGATCATCGAAATATCCGTTAATTGGATTTCTTTCATTTTAAAAGTTTTGAGATAAAACGCCGCACTTTTTCGTAAAGGTTAAGTCTCTGTAATCGGCTCAGTTCAGAGAGTGATTTCTTCTGGTCTTGAGAAATCCGAATAGAAAAGAGAGCAGTAAGTTTTTCCATGCCTTACTTAGCCTAACGAGGTAAACCTATAGCACAAGATAAATTTGTGCTACTCACCCAAACGTGAGTCGTTTCACGGTTTCTCTCTCGGCGCGGAAGCTTCGCGCTGTAAATGGAATCGCGTTTTCCATCACAGGAGGTCTTCTGTGAACTCAGCAGATGCTGACGGGGATACGAACGAGGTCGTATCAACTGCACCGCAACAGGCGCAGAGTCTCTCTGAGGAAATTCTTTCCCTGATGAAGGGAGAAGAACCCGAGGCGCCGGAAACGCAGGAAACTCCTGTGGAAGTTCCGCCGCAGACGGTCGAAGAACTTCCTGAAGAAACTGAGAAACAAGAGGAAGAGGAAGCGGCACCCGCCGCTGCTGAAGGCCAGTGGCCCACGAGCGCGAGCAAGCGCGTCGCGGAAGAAAGCGCGAAGCGTAGAACGCAGCAATCACGGGCCGACAGGGCTGAGAGCGAGCGGGATCACTGGATGGGGGTAGCGCAGGAACTCCAAAGTCGTTTGGAGCAATCAGAACTGCCCCGGCCTACGCCGCAGGATCCTCTGGCTGATGTGTTCGACATGGGGGCGCTTAAAAAGGCTGAGTCGCATTATCTGAACATCAAGGAATTCGCTACTAGGTCGCTGGACGAAAATCCGCGTGACGACGAGATCGAAGCCGTTGTCGGCAGGAACAAGGACGGCGAACCCAGGACGGAAACCTTTACCCGCAAGCAGCTTGTCAGTATGCGTCTCAACGCCGAGCACGCCCTGTCCAAACTGATCCCGGACCGCGAGCAAATGCTTGCCAAACGGGCGCAGGCGGACTCGTTGGCGATGGAGGTTTACCCGCAGTTTAAAGAGAACGGAGGGGACAACGAATGGAGCGGTTTTGTGCGCGAAACTCTCGCCATTTTACCGCAACTAGCGAAAGTCCCCGACATTGCGATATGGCTTGGACACGCCCTTACCGGTCGCCAGATGACCTTGGAACGACTGCAAAAGAAATACGGCGGGAACGCGCAGGTGCCACCTGTCGGTGAACATTTGGTTGCAGCGTCCAAAGCAAGGTTCAAACCGGCGCCACCGGTTTCTACCGGGCGGGTTCCATCGCAATCTACGCCTCGCAGGGGTGCAGACGTTGAAGCAGCACGGAAAAGCATGAAAGCCAGACCAGGCGACGATGAGGCGATGGAAGCCTTTATTGACGCCAAACTTTTCCGGTCTCCTTCACGCGGTTACGCAAAACTTTCGTAACCAAAGCACTTTTAGCTACTTAGGAGGATTCAAAAAATGCCGGCAGTAACAACTGCTGACCAAGTCGTTCGCGAAGATTTGTCCGATGCGTTTTTAAACATCGACGTTAGAAAGACGCCGTTAATCGCACGGATGAAACGTGGCGAAAAGCTTGGCAACGTCCTGTATTCCTGGACCGTTGAGACCTACGACGGACGTAGGACTGACGGTGTCCCGGAGAACAAGGACGCAGATAGTTTTGAGACTAACAAACAATACCGGCTCTGGAACCGGACACAGAAGTTCTGGCGCACTCCCCATGTCACCACTGAGGCCAACGACATCAACGTTGCCCCGGCGGAATTTGGGAAGATGAAGAAAGAGATCGTCAACAAGACCCGCGATCAGCAACGCGACGTTGAACAGCGGATTTGCGACGATCGGAGCAGCAAGGACGACGACGGGGTTTCCGGGCGCGAGTTTTTAGGTCTCGGGATGGTAATTAACGACGGGGTATCCGTTGGAAGTAGTGGAGGAGCGTTAACAAATTCCGACGCGCAGACGGCGATCCCTGCGCAGTTTATGACGCCCACGGCGCAGATTTACGTGGGTGCGTTGACGGACAAGAAAACGTCGGATGGCAGCAATCAACTGAAGGTCTTACTGGATCAGAACACGTTTCTGGACATGCTACAGAACCGTTTCGACAACGTTGGAATGACGACTGAACTGTCGTTGTTCGCGGACGCGCTCTTGAAACGGCACACCGCGCAGTTCTTCGGAAAATACGCGCCGCAGATTCGCGTAAGCGACACTGTGGTTCGGACCCCGCAGGCCGGTGTCGATGAGAACCGGCTCAACATCACAGGGGTTGACATGATCGAAACGGACTTTGGTCCGATCGACATCAACCTGGTTTCGTGGATGCCGCGTGTTGCGGCAGGCACGATGAGTGGGCGCGGGTATCTCCTGGACATGGAGCATGTTCGGATTAGACCCAGCGGTCTTTGGTTGACCTACCAGGCGTTGGAGGACAAGGGCGCGGGGCCACGGGGACTCTTACAAAGTATCTTGGGATACGAGTTCGGAGACCCACGCGGTCATTGCAAGATTGATCCTGCAACGCTGCAAACAACTTCGTAAGGAGGAAACAGACATGAGTAAATTCTATCCGCAAATCAGCGACGAAGTTGCGCAACAGACATACACCCACGAGTTCGACTTCGCTTACACGGACATCCCGGCGGGGATCGCGGTGAACACCGCACAGGTGTTCCTGCTCCCCAAGGTGATTGCCGGGGACGAAGTAATCGAGCTCGGGATCCGTCTGCTAACATCGTTTCAGCAGAGTGGGCAAGCTACGTTCAACGTCACGATGGATGTTGGCGATCAAACGAGTCCGACCACATACGCTACGGCGGTAGCCATTGGGGTTACTACTCCCATCACGTTCACGCATGTAGCGGACAAAAACATCGTCTATACGGCGGCGAACCAGTTGCAAATTCGGCTGAATTCACAGGCAACGTTTTCGTTGTCTAACCTGACCCAGGGCAAGTTCTGGATTAAGTGGAACATCTTCCGGGCTACAGCCAAGGAGAAAGCTCTGCTTACTCCGTTCGGGTCTGGTTACGTATAAAATTGGAGAAGTAGGCAAAGGTAAAGCGCGTCAGGGTTTTGATGGGTCTTCTTCCTGGCGCGCCTAACCTTCCTGCTTGGTCCGAAGTGTTACCGGAAGGTTTCCAACTAATGTTGGCAGACTTTACTCGGGGTTTGCCTCCTGCGGTCATTGAATGGTTTCTGCACAGTCAGGATCCGAAAGCCCAAGAGCACCGTGAGCGGATCAGGATGCTGGCCGCGCAACACATCGAGGACGCGAACCGCCGTCAGGCATTGCGCCATGAGGCGATGAAAGAGGAGGCTAAATACTTTGACGAAAAGTCCCCGATCCAACCGATAGCGTCCATCGATCCGGTGATTTTTCAGGACTTTGTCAACCGTTACAGCCCCGGTTGCTGGCACGACCGGAAGTTTTTAGAAGACACCAAAAAGAAATCTCCCCAATTATTTTACCCTCGTTAGAATCGTTTCATGAATAAACATGGCGAATGCAAGAAAGGCAAAAATACACCGGAGTATAGTGCGTGGATTTCCATGTTTCATCGATGTTACACCCCATCGAATGAGCAATACAAAAATTACGGCGGCCGAGGAATTCAGGTTTGTTTGAGATGGCATCGAGGAACTGAGAACGCATTACAGAATTTCATTTCTGATCTTGGCCGAAAACCTTCTCCTAATTTCACGCTAGGTCGAATTAACAACGACGTATCGTACATGCCGTCGAATTGTCGATGGGAAACCCCAAATCAACAATCTAATAATCGTCGGGAACGTAGAGGTGGT